TAACAACTGTAACTTCTTATTGCATCTTTTTTAAATTGTTCTACTCTATTGTTTCCTGGTCTGGGACTTAGTCTAGAAATTGTATCGTATATTTCCTTAACTTCAGCTTTACTTGCACTTCCAATAACTCTCATGTCTTCAGTTCTAGTTTGCAGTTTCACCATGTCATCCAACATCCACACCTTCCCTTTAGGTAGAAGATCTAAACATCTTTGACGAGTATCAGCAATTCCATCAGTTTCTTCAGGTAAAACCAATATGTTGAATCCTGGATTATGTAATTTTAACTCTTCCACTCTAGACTCTTTAGTGGCTAAATATAGATGTTCTTTTAATTCATCCGGAAACTGATATACAACTTTTTGGGTCTTTTCTCTACCTAAAGTTGGAATAACAATTTTCATTACAGAACTGTTAGGTTCAATTTTTCTTGACCCTTCTAGTTCAAATTCCCAATTTTCTTTTCTTTCTTCTTTCATATTTTTCCTTTTATAAATATAGACTTGCTGTATATGCCACATTCTTATTATCTAAAGTTGTGTACCATTTAAGTTGATTGTATGTTAGACTAGAAAATTTCTCTTTTCTGTTTTTTCCGAATGGTACATATATCAATTCATAGTCAATGGATGTCAATGTTACCATTTGATCTATGGAAAGCCCTTCAAAGTCCTCTAAATGTCTAACATACAATATCAAATAAAGAATATCGGTAACAGCTTCATGATATCTGTTCTCAGTAATACCAAACTCTTTATTGATTTTATCCTGATCTTTATATAGACCAAGAGCATAATAAAGATAACCAAGTTTATTCATCTGAAGAGGTAAACCTTTCTGATCGTTGACTATCTCTGCAACTCTCAATGTGTCAACAACCTTACAATGATTTAAAACATCTATATCAACCATCTTTAATACACTTATGTCAAAGTTTGCATTATGTGCGAAAAAGTAATATTCTCCACTGTTCACTAAATCTTTTAGAATTTCATATTCTTTAGTTTCTTTTACTTGAGGGAGACTGACCACCATTTCTGGTGTTATGTGGTGTGTAGACATACAACCATAGTCAATGTCACAACCTGGATTACACTTAACATCAAATATTTTGTGTTCTTTTGTGTCTGTGTCTATTGTGATATACGACAATTGTAAAATTATATCTCTTGGGGATTCTAATTGTTCTAGAAGATTTGTTGTCTCTAGATCTAAAAATAATAATTTCATATTTCTCCTTTTAGTGGAGTTATATTACTATCATTATCCTTAGATATAGCTTAATTTTTAGATATCTATATTTTCAAAATCTACTTTGAATTTTCTATAGAAATCTGAGTCAGAAATTCCTGAACCTGAGTCAAGTGGATTTCTTAAGATATTAGATCTTTCTCTAACATATACTGTATTTTCTTCAATAGAATAGTCATCTAATACTTCAACATTGTGTTGATATACAATATAAACTAGACCAGAATCAAGTTTTGCTGAATTTGCTTTATATCCAACTAAACAATAATCTTCTGGTATGTTTTCATCAGTATCAATATAGATATCGATGTATCCATATAGTTTACCAACAACATCTCTTTCTGCTTGAGTTTTATCGGAGTTTACAACAACTTCACCAGTCATCATTAATGCTGAAGCGACTTTAGAACTCACTACTGCAAACCCTGTTCCACCCCTTTTAACTTTACTGTTGATTTCATTTAAACTTGATACAATTCTCATTGCGATATGTTCAAACTTTCGCTTATATTCAACTTCAGATAATGCGTCTAAAATTAAATCACCTTCTTTGAAACTGATATCATCTAACTTTTTAAGAGTTCTTGTATCTACATCTTCCAAAAGATCTTGTGAAATAAGACTAAGTAAAAATTCCTCACCATTTTTACTCATCTGAGATTGGATATCTTGAAAGAATTCTTTACTCACATTTGTCTTAATAATCAAAGATTCCATATCAACATTAGCTTGTATAATATCTTTTTTGTTTCCATTCTTTCTAGAGAAAAACATAACATCACTTGGACCATCGACAAAAACTGTACCAAGAATTTTCATTGTCAACATTTGTTGATATGCTCTGCTCACTACATCAGCTGTGAATGTTAATCCACTGTCTATATCAGTGGCAACTGTTGCAACATCTTCATTTACTTTATTTTCCATTAAAATCTCCTAAAAGGTTATCGAGGTATTCTTCTACTATTTTGTAATTTATTTCAACCTCTTTATCTGAAATATTTAAAGTATCGTCGACACCAAGTTCTTCTTTTAATATTTCAACATCTATATAAGATTCGTTTAAGTTTCCATAAAGGAATTTTAATAGAACAGCAAAAGTTAGTGTTTTATTTTTATTAAAGGTTTTAAAGATCTTTTTTATCCCTATAATAAGTCTGTCATATAAAGTAAACTTAGAATCAAGTTCTGGTGACGATTTCAACTTATCATAATCAACAATACCATTCTTATCGATAATACCAAGCTTATATATTTCCATATCTTCATATTTTTTAGATATAGACTTCAATATCTGGTATGTTGCAAAATAGCTACCAACACCCTCAAATATATCAACGTTTTTCATATTGTTCCTTATATACGACATACAATTCATTTAGAATATATGACGACTCTTCATCAAACCTATATCCATCAAAATAATTGTAAATGAAATCAAACACAACCTTCCCTTCAAACACTTCAAGAACATCATATAGAAGAATTTTGATTTTCATGAACTCCGATTTTATGTAGATATTATGTACAAGTTTATCTACTTTTTTAACATCAGACTTGAATAGATAAGAATTAGAATATGTTCTTTTATATGAATCCAAGAAAAGCTTAATTCTGTATGATATCATTTTAATATCCAGCTTTTCTCATGGTTCGTTCACGTTTTCTAACAGCTTGTCTTATCTTACCTTTGGATTTTCTTTTTGCAATAATTTTATGGAGAGATTCTTTATTTCGCTTAGACTTAGATACGAATACTTCTTTTCCACCTTTAGACCCTTTCTTAACACCCTGAAGTCTAAAACCTAAATCTTTCTTGGAACTTGTGTGTACTTTTTTTCGTTTACCTTGACGCCAAACAATTTTCTTTTTCTTTGTTTCTGTTACTTCAGGTTCTTCTTCAGAACCTTCGTCATCCAATTCGTCGTCATCAACTTCTTCGAAATATTCATCTAAAATACAATTTGCAATTTCAACTAAATCATCTTCATCTGCTTCGTTCAATAGTTCACAAATATCATCAACTGTGAATACGTCTTCTTCTACTTCTGGTAAGTCTCTTTTAGATACCTTATTGCCAACTTTAGTTGGAACAGTAGCTATATCACCAGAAGTTGTTGCAACACCACTTTCTAATATAGTTTTAAATTTTTTCATAATATTTCCTTATGATACTATTTAAAACTTAAAAACGTCTCCAGTGTTTTGAGTTGGTTCATTTGAAAGATTATTCAAAAATGACATATCTGGTGTTGTTGATTTACGTTCTGAGTCTATTTGAGCATCCGTCTTAAATTCTTCTAACCTCATATACCAGAAATCTTGTACTAGAATTGGACTAGAATTTTGAACACTTCCACCATATCTATTTTTTACAACATTAAGATATATATGCTGATTTCTCTTAAATATCGAATCAGGGTCTTCATTATTTGCAACCTCATCTCCTATATCGACCTTTCCAATAATAGCTAAGAAGTCAGAAATCTGAGCAGGTCCTGTAGATTCAGCCAAATCAGCCATAGTTGGCATAGCTTTCCCAAAGCCACCTCTATTCACTTGTCCAAACGTCATGATAAAAAGGTCTTCTTCAACAGCAATTGCTCTTAACCCTTCTGCATTTCTTTTCATACTTTCATACATACTATCTGAAGAAGATTCCATAATTCCAAGATAATCAATGAATATCACATCTGGAATAAATTTTTTCTTATCTTTAAGTTCTTTTAGTAACCCTTTTATATGACTAACAGAAGCACTTGCTGTTGGATATTCTTTTATGACTATTTCCCCAACAGACCCATTAGAATATATATCTTTCATGTTATTCAAGAAATCTTCTTCTTTAAGCTTATAAAAGTCAGACATCTTTATATTGAACATATTTGAATCTATACGCTTTCCTATCTCAAATTCAGATATCTCAAGTGTTATAAACAGAACATTATGACCATTAAGAGCAAATGATGTTGCCATATGTGTACCAAATAAAGTTTTTCCTGAATGCACTTCCCCAGCTATGAATGCAAGAGTCTTTCTTTTGAACCCATTATTTGTAATTTTGTTGAGAATATCTATATCACATTTAAAGCCAGAATCTAACACCTCTGAATAATACTTGTATCTTTCTAGAGCACTTTCAGATAAATCTAGACCTACACTATTATCAAAATGAATACTCAATGAACTATCAATGACATCTCTAATTTCTTGACGCTTTTCAGGTTTATCTGAAACAATTTCGATTGCCTTAATTAGAGAATTTCTCATATCAGAATTTTGAACGAATTCTTCTGTTTCATCTATAATAAAGTCAAAATTATCAAATGTCTTCTGGTTTTTCACAGTATCATAATATTTCAATAATTTAGATTTATCATCTTCCTCCATCTTTGAATTCTCTATTAGAAGTTCTAGTTCACTTTCTGATGGATGAAATCCATATTTCTTCTGATACTTCACTATACTTTTAAAAATTATATTCTCATATCTTATATCAAAATATTCTTCTTTTAGGTAAGGGAATACTGTATCAAAATATTTATCATCGTTGAGTAAATTTTTTAAAATTATTAAAGTCATACTTATCCTTTGAGACTATTATATAAAACTTGAGAAGCCTCTACAATTATGCCTGTTTCGACATCTTTGAATTTTATATCTATAAAGTAACCATCACTGATTATCTTTCTTATTTGAAATTTATATAAATCTTGAACACCACTATCTTTAACTAAATCCTTGGAGTATGGACTCAATATAGATATAATTTTATCTTTTAAGTTTAAAGAAATATAGTGAGTTCTTTTAAACACAAAAGGCAATCTAAACACACTAACGTTAGAATCATCTGAAATAGAATATACAATTTCATTATCTACTTGAATTGATCCACTTTCAACTAAAGTCTTAAATCTATCTTTTTCACCTTTTAGGAGCGAGTTACCTAAAGAATAAAGATTTTCTGGGATGACACCAACTGACATCTCATCTTTCAATTCACACATTCCAATTTCAGGTAGCAATACACTCAAAATATTATAATCTAAACTCTGAATATCTGATCCAATTCTAACCAAATTTAAAAATGTATGATCGATTTTATTTTTAAGAACGGAATATACCAATTCATGTAATTGCTTTTCTGTGTCATGTACAAACTTCACATTAGAATTGGAATTTATCAACTTAAATCTATTGAATGGTTCTAGATTCTTATTGTAGTTGCTGATTACTATGAATTTAGAATCGAATTCTTCTGAAATTTCTTTCAAAGAATTCAAGTTATCTAGAGTGAGGTCCAATCCTATCAACCAGCAATATTCTCTGTCTTTAAAGTAAACTTCTTTATCTAAAAATTTCAATAAATTCATTTCTTTTACAGTGAACCTTTTGTTGTTCACTTTACTAAATTCGTGTAATAAAACAACAGATATCAACGACTCAACATCTGGTCTAGCCACAACTATCAATTTCTACCTCTGAGTTTTGCACTTTTTTGTGACTTTATAGTATTGATGATTTCTATGAGTTGATCATCATCCATAAGTTCTAAAAGCTCTCTTGCTTCAGTAAACGTCACATTATAGAATTTTGACACAACTTCTACATTTTCATCTTTAAACTTTTCCTTCTTTGGATATTTTATATAAGTTGTTGAACCAGGAAGAACTCTTTGGATAAACTTTATTTTAGCATCCAATGGGATATCATATACATTAAACACATTAGAGATCATCTGACCTGTTGGATCACCCGATAACCAATTCATCATAACATACTCTGAAATTTTACCTTTGTCCTCTTCAGATATATCTTCTTTTCTTAATATTTTCTTAAACACATTAAACATATTTTCCCCTACTATAAAATTTTCATTAGTTCTTTATCTGAAAGTTCACAATGACCTTCTTTTAGATAGTCACACCATAAACATAACTTTGTTACATTCTTATCAAATTCTTCTGTGTTTTCGATATTGTCTATTCTTGTTTGGAATGTTTCTGTTAGATTGTTTATATCTTCTCTATATAAAATTCTTTTGTTTATCTTTAAAGATTCTATATAGAAATACATACAATATCACTTCTTGATATTTGGATACATCTTCATCACCCACAACGAATATAACGACACCTGAGAAAAATCTTGATGTTCTTTAAATTTTCCAGATTTCCAATCAACTATTATAGCTGAATCTTCATTAAAAATAACTAAATCTATATACCCTCTAAATTTTGTACCCTTGTTGTATTCTACTGGATTCCAATTATCATCAAATCCAATTCCAAGTTCTACATATTTTTCTTTCGATAACTTATATTTGTCCTTGAGGAGAATATAACTCTTATTTGATACCAATATATCAAAAATAGAATTTAATGTCTTGAGCTGTCCAATTTGAGTCAATTTAGATGATATATCTATCTTAATGTTATGAAGGAAATCATTCTCTATCATTTCATGTAATAACCCACCCTTTTCTAGAGCAAAATTGCTACTCTTTTCGATCTTAACTTTATCTATGTAAGAAAGTTTGAATTTTTTCTTACAAGATTCAGCTGTAGACATTCGACTATAACTGTATGGAGCATATTTCAAATTATATCTCTTCTACAAATTTAGACAGAAAAAAGTTATAGAAAGAATCTCTTTCAAAATCTGAAGAAAAGTTCAAATACATATAGTCACTTGTCACTTTTTGTCCACCTTGAATTAGTTTTCCACTTTTAAAATTTAAAATGATACAATTGTGTTTGAGTTTTATAGAACTGACTTCATTTAAGTTGATTATAGAGTTTTTGTGACTCACCCAATTTAGCGTTGACACTTTATAAAATATTTCATTTATAGCTAAATCTGCATCTTCACCATTTTTAAAATCCCAGTACACAAAATCAGATTGAAATCCTCTATTAAGTTTCACCATATAATTCATATTGAACACTAATCTTTTTTCATGAACACCATCATTACAATTTGTGACAAAAACATTAGTGACATTATTGAGATTAACTATATAATCGTTCTCTTTGTTTTGAATAAATATTGGATTTTCTAACATGTTATTTCCTCTACTTGAGTGTCAATTAGAACATCAAGATCTTTAGCAATAATCTTCTTTATGTCATACCAATCAACATATTCATATTTCCCTTCTGAATTTATATCAGTTTTTATATGAAACATCTTTGCATCAGGATTTCCTTCTTGTATATCATCAAGATACTTTTTATAGTCATCTATTGCATAATCACATCTGACAGCACCTTTATCTTTTGTACTAACAAACTTGAATGGGAACTTATAGTTGCGTTGTAAGAACATTTTCTTTGAATTTTCATGTTCAGGAAAACATGCAGAACAAAAGATAATTTCACACCCTCTGTTATGTAAATATGTTAAAACCTCTACAGAACTTGTAAATGGAATCATATCATCATATAAGTTTGGTTTTTTCCAAAAAGCATAAGGGTCATAGTGGTTATGCATTAATTCCTCTATGTTATGTGAATCCTTAGAAATCTCATTCGAAATATCGTGGCCAGTTAGATTGAAGTACCAATCCAACCAATGTTTCTTGCTGTCTACAAGTGTTAGATCAACATCAACCAACACTTTCAATTTATTACTCATTTTTAATCCTTTATATATTATAACGCTAATTGTACCTAAAAATTATTAAAAAGAGCTTAAATATGGAACTAAAACAACTGAAAACATCTGAAGTTAAAAATCTAAGAGAAAAATTACATAAAGAACAAAATGAGATTTGCCCAATATGTAAAGAAAAAATAGAATATTCTGATACAACATTAGATCATCAACATAAACTATTCAAAGACCAGGAAATAGGTGAAAATGGAGCAGGACTATGTAGAGGTGTAATTTGTAGAAATTGTAACTCATGGGAAGGAAAGATAACTAATTCTTATAGAAGACTTGGATTACATAAGAAAGACATATCATTACCAGAACTGTTAAGAAATTTAGCAGACTATTTAGACCAAGACAATTTACCATATATACACCCAACAGAAAAACCTAAAGATAAGAAACTTAAAAAGTCTTCTTATAATAAGTTAGTTAAAGAACTTAAGAACTCAGAATATAGAAAGAAAATTCCAGTTTTTCCAAAATCTGGTAAACTAACAAAAGAACTGGAAAAGCTGTTTACTGAATTTTCTATACAAACAGAATTCTATAAATGATTTTTCTGTAAATTGGACCTCTTCAATATAGAATATCTTATAACTTTAACTTATCTAGATCATCAAGATACATATCCTGTTCAGATGTTTCTTTCATCTCTTTGAGTTCAAGTTTTCTTTTCTTCAACTCTTCTGAAAGTTGGTTAATCTTTTCTTTAGTCAATGAATATATTGGAAGTCTTAATAGATACTCATAAGAGTCATCAACCTTTATAATGAATTTCATGTTCTCTATTTGTTTGATTATTTCATCTTTTGACTTTTTATTGACTACAACTTTCCCTTCTAAAATATATTTGATAAAAGCAAACTTAGATTGAATCACTTCGATATCATTTTCTTTCTTATGAATAATGTATTCTTTTCTAGTTTTATAGAATTCCATTCTAACCCTGAAATAGTTCTCAAATACCTCTTCAACACTCTTCAGTTCATGAATTTTGTTGTCTTCTCCAATACACGTATAGTTTTCTGTTACTTTCTTATATAGCTTTAAAATTCTAAATATATCTTCATCTGTATGAGTCTTCATGAATTCTCTGTCGAACTTGACTATAAATTTGAATGTATCTTTTTTAGGGTCAGAGTGGTCATCATATGTTTTAATAACCTTATCGTCTTCAAGAGTATTAAGAACTTTTATATAAGATTTTAAAGAATAACCAATAGGAAGCTCATCAATAATAACATTAACACCATCACGTTGAAAATTACCATATATTGTATATGATCCTGGTTCTTCTTCAATAACTTTACCTTTGAATCCATTCCAACTAGGCAAAGAAACTTTGAACTTCTTTTCAGGGTTCTTTATCTTTTTTATCAATAGTCTTTTCATTGCTTTTGGGTCTCTTGGAAGAATCTTCTGAGCAAAACCAACAGAAGGGTTCTCGCTTCCATTTATTAACAACATTGGAAGTATTGGAACATAATATCTTGGTTCTATTTTAAAACCTTCAAATGTTTGATGAACTAAAATATCAAAATCTTCTTTGTTAAATAGAGAATCTACAATTGGCATCTTTTTTGTACTAATATATCTAGAAGCAGATGGAATTGGAACGTTTCTATTACCAAATTTTCCATCAGGTGACAAAAGATTCAAATTATTTGCACCAGTATAATCTTGAGCCATACCAACAAGCACATTCTCTATACTACCGTGTACATATTTTGAATATGACACAACTTCATTAGCAGTAATATCAAGTCTCTGTTTCTTATTGATATTCTTATTTATAACTGTATGGATAACTTTTCTACTTGCATTCTTTAAACCATCTACATATGAAGCAATTGATCTCAGGTTCGCGTAGTTTCCATATGAAGGCATTTCAACACTAAAAAATTCTTCAAAATCAAATTTTCTCATCTTTTTTCCCTTTATATCTTAGCTATATCAAATTCGTTTTCGAGTATGAAACTCTTTCTAACGTCAGTTCTTGTACCATCTAACCAATCTAAGATAGTTTCACTGTATTCTTCTTTCCACTCTAGTATTTCCACCATAGTGTCAAAACCATCTTTATCTATAATTTCTTGAAGTTCACCATCTTCATAAGAACCTAATCCTTTAAGATACTTATATTCAAGTTTGTCGTCCCCGTGTTTTTCTACATAAATGTTATAGTCTCTAAGAGAATAGAATGTTTCGACTATCTTCCCTTTAGGGTTTTTAGCAACAATAATTGGGGTTTGTAATACACCAATCTTGTTTTCCTTCAAGAGTTCTGGCATATACTTATAAAAGAAACCAAATAACAAACTTCTAATGTTGAACCCATCTAAATCTTGGTCTGTCGCGATAAGAATTTTTCTATGAGGTTCCTGATTTATAGTTTCAAATAGAGATTTTAATTCCTTATTCTGCATAAATTTAGATTGACTAGCATTTATAACATTCAGTGGTTTCCCTTGAACAGCATAATATGAAAAGTTGGTTCTTCCAAATTCAGATGATAATCCACCCATTGCAGATAATCCTTCTACAATAAGAAAATATTCTTTAACTTTAGTTGCAGGAAGATATTTGTCCGATTTTATTCGTTTCTTTTTCGGTGACTTTAATGAAGCAAGTTCTTTACGCTTCTTCATCTCTTCTTTCATCTTATATAGTTCAATAATTGGATCGATGATATTCTTATTTCTTAAGATTTTAGCTGTCATTGAATTGAAGTCTAAGTCTTTGAAATATTCTTTGATATGACTTGGTTCACTTGCTATTGTATCTTTAACCTGTCCTTCCCAATCTATGTGTTTCATGTTTCTTCCAATAACTATAAGATTCAATTTATTCTTAATATCAGAAGGTTTTATGTTTTTATATTTTTTTACAATCTTCTCTCTCAGATGTCTCACAGAAGAGTCAATAATATAATCAATATGTGATCCACCCTTTGAAATCTCCAATCCGTTAATATATGACAATTGTCTAAATTCTCCAGATTCAGATGGTGCGATCGCAATAAAATAATCATCTTCTTCAACTAATATTGCGTCTTCAGATAACATTTTGATAAATCTATTAGGTTTCATAGAAACCTTAGCACCATTAAACTTAAAATTAATTTCAGGATATGTCAAAGACTGCATTAAGGTATATTCATACATTTTATCTATATGTTCTTGGTTGATCTCTTCGACATCAAATATATTAAAATCCGGTTCGAAATAGACTTCTACACCAGTCTTTCCTGTTTTTTTAAGCTTTTTAATTGTATGGTTGAGATTGTTTTCAGATACAGTCAATTTTAATCTGCCATTGGTGTCCTCTGAAATAACCTCGAACTTCTTACTCAGGGTTGTACATAACTTAATTCCTATTCCATTTACACCCTTTTGTCCTTGACCTTTTTTATCCTGATAGTTAGAGCTTGTATTATATTTACAAAACGCTTTATATAAAATACTTTCATCACCTTGACTATTCGTACTGACACCATATCCATTGTCTTTTATCCATATAGACTTATTATCGACTTTAATTTCTATTGAATCACATCCACCCTTAATTGCCACATCAATGGGGTTATCAAGTGCTTCCATAAACAATTTCATCAAAGCTGGCACTATATTACTTTCAGAATACTCAATTTTTTTATTAGTAATTTTAAATCTTTCTTTCTTTACAATTTTTATAGACCCAGCAAGATTGTATGGTCTATTGATAATTGCTTCCCTTTGAGTTTCTTCTATTATATTTTCTGTTGTACTCATTTTTAACCTTAATTATATAATTTTATTTATTTTTAATATATTCATTCGAAAGACTGTATAAGCTTAAATGTTTCTATTGCGGTTATTCTACTTCAAAAGAAGTGGATAGAAGATTATAGTTTCTATAAGAAGCAATAATTTCATTGTCTTTATAAGACACCCAAAGATTGTTATATTTTTTCCATCTAAGTCCATACCTTTGAGATATATTGTTGACTTCTTTTAAAGAGGTTATTTCATATCGATGAGGAAATTTATTCTCATCGATAATTGGAGGATGCATATAATCTGAAAAATTCATAGTTTTCACGGAATTCCTTTGAATATATTTAAATCCTATTATAGATTAGCAAAAAAGTCCTCATCGTCGTCGGTATCCACGACACTTTCTTGTTTAGCAGAAGCAGGTGGTGTTGGTTCAGCTTTTGTTGGTTTAGGTTTAGATTCAACAGATTGTTTAGGTTCAGATTTTTCTTTTGGTTTAGACTCATCAGAACCATTATCTGGCCAAACACCTGTCTCATAGTGATATAATTTGCGTTCTAAAGCCTCATAGCTTTCATATTCTAAAGAATTTTTATATTCTTCTAGGTCATATGTTTTAGACCAAATTTCTTTAAATTCATCTTCGTCTTTGGCGATAGAACTTGGTTGTAAAAATGTACTCCCATCTAAACTGAAAAACTTACCTTGTTTGGTGTGTTTTAACAGGAAGTTTGCACCTTCATATGGATTATATATGTTAATTGGATCAATTCCAACTTCATCATCACCAGTTGTTGCAGCTTGAATCATTTGATCAATCTTATACCCATATTTGAAAAGCATCACTTTTCCAACATTTTCAGGATTCCCTGGATCTTTAACAACATATACATTTGCAATATATTCTTCTTTTCGTTTTCCACCCTTTAGAAGTTCAAGAGTTTCTTCATCTTTATATTTCCAAGCAGTTAGGTATTTTTCACAGTATGGGCATTTTTCGTCATTTGTAGTTGGACATTCAGCAACAAAATATCTGACATCATCTTTAGATACTTCATTAGTTCCGAAATGTGAATATTTTGTGATAAGAGGGACACCCTTTGTATCAGGTAAAAATCTAATTACAATCGAACCACTTCCAGTTTCATCTTTAGTTACAGTGATGAATCTATCATCTTTTTCTCGTTTTTTATACTTTGGTTTTGTTGCTTCTTTAGCTTTTTGTAGTATTGCATTAAAATCTATTGCCATAGTTTATTTCCTTTTGGTTGTTTTATTTTGGTTAGTGTTGGGCAAGCCCGAGATATTCCGATTTATTCCGAAGCTCTAAAATTTTAGAGCTTATTCTGACAATGGAGCCAGATAGTATGTTAATGAAGATTCACTTTTAGATTTACACTCTACAACATTCATTCCACTAGAAAGTAGAGTGACATCATAATCATCTTGGCCAATAAGAGCAAGCTTTGATAAATCAAGAGTAACCGAAAAATCATTTTCAGCAGTTTCATCAAGTTCTATGATATGACTATTGTTTTCATCTTCTTTACTAAAAATTTTAATAGAGACTTTCTCACCATCATTTGAAATCTTTACTTCAGATAATGAAAGAAGACTTCCCATTTTAGTGATTGTTTCAAAGATATCTTTAGTTAAAAGAAACGAGAAAACTCTATCCATACTTGATACAGTGTTTTCGAATGTCTCTGGTACTTCTTTAACATAATCTATTTGAGACTTAAGATATTTAGTCTTTTGTCTTCCGTTTTTGATTACAATAATGTCTTCAGACGCATCGATATTTGCTTCATCTTTTCCAAGCAAATCGATAACATTTAAAAATTCATTAATGTCAAAAATTGGAGTTTCTTGTTCAAACTCAACTAATGTTTCTGGTTCATAAATAACACAAACTGACTTGTCATCTGTTAAAGCAGTAATCTTCTCATTTCTAAGAACAATACCCTTATTCAAATGAGACAAGCGTTTCAAGGTATTTAAAGTTTCTTTTTTCATATATTTCTCCCTTAATATATTATAACTTAAGTTGACTTAAGAAGAACTTAATCTTCAAATTCTATCGTTTCTACATCATATGAACTAGAATCTTCATCTAATGAATTGATATAACTATATTTTGTTTCCAGATATTCTTTAAAATCAGTGTTCTTAAAGATTGGCATCCAAAAATCAGAAGTATAGATTTGTTTCTCTCTGAACTTCTTATCATCTTCAACACAAGGTCTAGAATAAAAACCAACATTTGGTTTTTCAACAACACCAGCTTCTAGTGCATCTTCAAGTAAACCATACCATGGGTTGATACCATCTTCATAAGTAACTAAAAATTTCAATTTAGAATTCTCTTTAGACATTCGACCCTTTCTTACATTAGCTGTAAAAATACTTCCTGTGATTTCAGTTCCATCTTTCTCTTTGGCTCTTGACGAAATCTCAACAACTGTAGACGCAGTATAAATTCCACCTGAACCACCACTGATCGAGTTACCACCATACATACTCATGGAATTATGACTAATGATCCCATTGGAAAGAATATAATTATGAGACTTTGTCTCAATATCATATACATCCATTTTCTTCGAATTTTTCATAATTTTCTTAATTTTCATTTTTCTTCCTTTTTTGATTAAAGCTAACTTGTTTCTTTGCTTCATCTAAGCTAAATCCTCCTTTAGTCCAATATTCAACGCATCTTTGGCTTCTTTCCCTTTGTATAAAAGTGATCTTATCTTCCGACTCTTTTTCTGAATATCCTCTAAAAGAGTAATACATTTTTCTAATTTGATTATTGTCCATTCCAATTTCTTCAAAAGAATTATATTCAAATTTACACAACTTATTAATGACATCTCTTATAACACCAACACTCTTGAAAGTTCTCATGTATGAAAGATTTTTAAGAGGGTTCATAAATTTTTGAAATCTTACGTCTTTATATAATTTCAAACGTCTCATCGACTCTTCTATACTTACATATTTCATTTGTTCAATGAAAAAAGATTTATTTCTATAAAACTTGAATGCAATTTCAGTTGTTTCACAAGTCTTACAAAAATATGAACATCTTTTTTCATATTCAATTATATTATTACCACATAAGATACAAACAGGTAACATCCTATCCATCTTTCTCACATATTTATACTTTGGATCAAGTTTGTCTTCCCAAAAACTGATAGATATCTCAATTAATTTAGATCTATATGATTCCTTATCTTGATATTCATCGACAACAAGATAAGACCAACCATCAGCAGAAGAACGATGAGCATCCCCATCCATATATAAATGTTTCTTAAACAATGAAGATGGAATATTAATTTCATCCGAATCTTCTATTTCTTCTCTATATAATATTTCACCATCTGGGAGTAAGAACACAATATTCTTCTTACTAAAAGCACATCTATATGTAGACCAATGATTCTTTTTCATGTTTTCTCTCCAAGAATCTGATATATATCTATTTTTATATAGACATCTAAGATGTTCTTTTTTCTTTCTTGCTAATTCTTCACCATATATTTCTTCATATGTTTTACCTTTTGTTGAAGAATATAGAGTATCTCCACCAATTGTCATATTGTAACCATTATGGAAGGTGTCATATTTAGATATGAAAAATTGTTCCCTCTCGTTTGCTTTATCGAGTGTATCTATACCACTCTCTAAGATTTCTGAGACAAAAGAGTCTCTTCCATATTTTTTAATTGCTCGATGAAAATGAAATTTTGGTTTTTCAGATGATTTAACATGACCTTCAAATCTTTCTTCGATTGTATATTTAGTTAAACCAATATATGATTTATTTGTAATGGTACAAGTGTGCATATATATTATGTACATTAATTTTCCAATAATTCCATGTCTTCATTTAAATCTTCAACCTTTACCCATTTTCTCTCTTTCACACCATCAACTTCAAAAGAAACAAAAAACTTATGACCAGCTGTTGCTTCTATGGTCTTTCCGTCTTCTAATTCTATAGAATAAACAGTAGATTCAGGGTAATACATAGTATCAATGACACTTTCAAACCCATTAGTTGTTAATACTTCTTCTCCAACGTTTAATGAAGATAAACATACACCAGATGGAACATTTTTAGTTTTAACCATTGTATCACCGCTTAAACACGCATAAGTGTGGTTGATGATGACAATAGGGAATCCGCCACGACCACTAGCACCCAACATAATTTTAGAGAACGTGTTTCTCTTTTTAGCCACTGTCATATCAGCTTTATCATTTCCTGTTATGGCATCTTCATATGTTTTACTTGTGACAAGGGTTCCAAGACTATCCAACGCAACAAAGACTTTTCCATCTTCTTTTTCATTATAATTATCAAACATGTTGACGAAAATACTTTGAACATTTTCGATACTATTATCTTGAATCAAAATCAATTTATCTTCATCCGTACTCATACCAAAAGCTTCTGCATTGGCTTTATCAAATGCAAATTCAGTATCAAACCAAACAACAGTGTGACCCTTCTTTTGTGCATTCCCAGCAGCAATCATAGTAATAATTGTCTTGAAGTGTGCTGGCTGCGCTGCAATCATAGTGACGGAACTACTTGCAATACCACCATTCACCTTTCCACTAAGAAGTAGATTCAATGTAATACTTCCAGCGTGAAAAAATTCTCTATCTTTGTGTAAGTCTGGACTTCTAACTGCAGTCTTAAACAGTTTATTACCTTTTATTTTATCTATTAACGCCATATATTTCCTTTATTTTTAATCGTGAAGAACTTGTAATACATCTAACACTTTAAAGTTAGAGATATTCTCATTCAACACATTGCAAGTTTTTTTCAAATCACGTATTGCTTCTTCTTTAGAATTCGCAACAACAGTTTCTTTATGTGTCACTCCATATAGTTCATATTCAATTAAGAATTGATTCATTTGCTTCCTTTATTTTGATCTTTGATATTTTAGCTAAATGTTCATTAAATTTTACTTAATCTTTAATTCATTTTAAGAGCAATCAAGACTCTTTATTGAAAATATAACCATAAGTACCAATTTCAATAGAACGAGACACAGTTGCTCTTAAAACACTGTTAAAAGAGAGTATTTTTCTTCTCAAAGTCCCAACCACGATTTTTAACCAAATCATCAAGAGGTTTGAACACATTTCCTTCAAAGCTTCTTTTATAGTCTATAAACTTATCTAGACCTTCATCTTTAAGAAAATCTTTATATTCTTTCTTGTTTGGATATCCAATAACATTCTGACCAATAGGGTTAGGAGTTTTTAGGTAGACGAACTTTATCTTTTCCCCAGTTGTTATCTCCTCATATTTAGTGCCATATTTCTGGATATAGCTATTATATAACAAAGCAGATCTAACATTGATTGGAATACCTTTATCACTAAGGGTATATTCTCTACCTTTAGTTTCACTTAAGATATTACACCCTTTTGGAAATGCAATGTCATCAGGATGGATATTGATATAGTCTTCTTTATATTTTTTATATCTAGATTGAAATGTTACTTCATCACCTCTTAGTAGAATCTTCAGTAACTCTAATAACTCTTTTCTGATGAACCCTGGAATATTAGTCTTTTTAACTTGTAACCCAATTATCTTCAGTTTACCATTATGATATTCAGTACCTTCATTATTGAGAATATCCATAACATAATTTTTCTTACCGTTCACTATTCCGCAATTATGTATCAGCATCCCATTTGCGAAAAAATTATGATTGTTTTCAACTTCCAAATCATACACATATTCATCTGAAATTTCACCAGGAACAAATCTTTTCAATATTGATTCAACATCTATATCTTTCGATTCGACCCAACTATATTTTGTCTCTTTAAAGTTCCTAACTAGAACTTCGTGGCTTTCAGTTAGAGTTAATTCTTTACCACTCTCAACATCATGTAAGGTCACTAACTGTTCTGTATTCTTTCTTCTCATAACACGAACTATTCTATCGTCCTCGATGAAACCACATTCCAAAGAAAATGACTTAGTTGATAATGAACAGTCAACATAATCTACACCATTAGAAGATGTCTTATAATCAGAAAAAGAGTTAAATAACTCTTCTATCTTCATTAAATCATTTTCTACAATCACCTCAGTTTCACCTGTAACACAACGTGCAATAATCTCTCTGTCATACTCTAAAACTTCTGGTCTAAGAACATTATATGTATCGTTGAGTGTATCTAAAGATCTTCTATTAATCTTAACCAGAATAGGTTCTATGACATCTTCAATATATTTAGCAATAACTAGATCATCATTTTCAAGTTTTCCACTTTTAATCAAATTATCTATAATATATGACACACTAATGTAAATAGAGTCCGTATCCCCAAGTATCAATGGACTAAAATCTGGATTAAACTTATTCTTAAGTTCTCTCTGTAACATTTCACCACAGTATCTATCATATAATCTACCACCAGAAGTAATAGATCTTGCAATTTGTTTATCGAATAACACAAACATAGGGTTTGAGATTGCTCCAAACAATGAGTTAAAGTGATACCTTTAAAGCCATTTGTTGATTATTGAATTGAGACTCTAAGCCTGCATATCCATAAATCAATGACTGTATTTCTTCGTTGGACATTGTATCCAACTCTTCTTCGCTGTATATTTTCATCTAATTCCTTTTAAATTATTTCGTTTTAAATTTTGCTTCACTATTTTACTAAATCGTCCCTTAATTTACTATAAAATTTAAAAGGAATTTTTAAATCTATAAACTTTTCCTTAAATTCATAGTAATTCATACTTTCAAGTGAACCAAAATATTCTCTAAATTTTTTACCATCTAATCCTGACATCTTTTTCAATTCTTTCTGAAAATATCCATTACCATAGTAAACACCACCTTCAAACTCAAAAAATGACATTTTTTCTTTCTTTACCCCAGAATACACATGTTTTAATACATCGATGTCATCTATTGATATGTTCTTCATTTTCCCTTCATAAATATCAAAGACAGTCTTTCTATCTTTACTATTCAAATAACCAAAACCTATTCCATTCAATTTTCCTTGTATAAATCCTTCTGGTTGTGTACCTTCATAAAATCTTCCAGATTCTTTTGTTTCTGGATTATAGTAGAAGATTAAACCTTTCATCCGTTTCACCAACAACCTTTTCAGTTGACTGAGATTCAATGAAATTCAAATATCTATCCACCCATCTAATATCACAACCTTTTTCAATAAGCAGTTTTCTTTTCATCATGGATTCCTCTGTGAGATTCAAAATATAAGCTCACTATTTGATTTGATTTCTCTTTTCAAGATATTCCAAAAGTCTCTCTCTTTCCCTCTGATATTTCAACATAGATTTTTTCGCAGCTTTTCTTTGCTGATATATGCTTTCAATAATATCAGGAATAAAACCTCGTCTCTCTACACTGAAAAAATCACCAGTCGGAGAAACTGAAACTTTATATTTTACTAAAGTTTCCATAATGACTTCAGCATCTTCTTCAGATAAATTTATAAGTTTACTGATGGAAACATTGCTTGCTTCTCTATCACTGAAATATTTTTTCTGAAGTGATTTAAGTTCATCTGGAAGATTTTCATCTTTTATGATAGTGGTTGGACATAGATTATACCCTCTAATAATACTTGGATAAAGTGAAGCAAAATCAAAGGATAAAATCCATTTATAGAATCCAGGATTAGCATGAACCCACCCACCTTCAAAATCCATGCTTTCGTCTTTATATTTGAAGTCACGTGGAAGACATTTACCTTGAAGATACGATTCACAATACATTTTGTTTCCCCAAGGAAAAACTGTACCAAATACATCATATAAGTTTATATTATATAGTGCTGACAACTCTACACCTAAATCTAATAGGTTGAGCTTTGCATCTAAATCGACTATTATTTGGATATCCTGTTTCATATAATCAATGAATGTTTGGTAATCTTTCTGATAAAGTTCCTCTAAATCTGTACTATCTTCTAGATAATCTAATTTTCCCTCACCAAGTTCAGCTTTTCCAATAAAGTCCAATGAATACTTTTCTCTTGGTGTAAATATGAATTTCTTATAAAGTTCCATATAATCCATGAAGTAGTATGTTCTCGGACGCTCAAAACTTGTCTCTAGAGATTTGTTGCTCGGTTGAAGTAGATAATCATCTACAATCTCTAAAGGAATGTTCAATGCTTTCATACGATTGATAATGAATGGAAAGTCAAACCCATTAGCATTCCATCCAGTTAGAATATCACACTGTAAAGCGTCAAGAGTTCTAAACATATTTATGATGATTTCAGATTCATCTTTACATTTCTTAAACCTAACATCAGAATCAGTGACTTTATAGTCTTTAACACCAAAAATATAGTACATTTTCTTTTCAGAACTATAAAGACCAATAGATACAATGGAAGCGTTGGCATATTGAGCTTTAGGAAATCCACCAACACCTCTATCTAGTTCACCATACTCATTTAAGAAAGAACCATTAAAACCAGTTTCAATATCAAACATGACTTTATGAAAAGATGGAGCTTTATTTTTATAATATGTTTTGAATCTATACTGAGATTCTACACTTATTGTTGAATATGGCTCAATTCCAATATTCTTAAGTTGCTCCAATTTTTCAGACATTTCCTTTGGAGTATCAAATCTGATTGTTTTCAGTTTCTTTGTTCCAGTCTCTAAATCTGTGAATTCACCTTTACCTTCTCTGTCTTCGATGAAAAATTCGTATTTGAAATTCTCTACTTTAGAAGTGTATTTCTTTCCATTATATCTAAAAGTCTCATATACTTTCCCTCTGTGTTTGAAAACCGAGATATATCCCTTAGATTTTACATCAGTCATTTATAACAACACCTGATTGAAGTAGCTTTGTTACTGCATTCAAGAAGTTAATCTCTTTTGAAATACAAAACCCTGATTGAAAGTTAGCTTCACCTAAAATTAGAACAACCTGAGGAGTATCTTCTTTTCTAAACAGCTTATCCATATTCGAGAACAACTTTAGTAACATATTATCATGATTGGTGATATTTGCCACAGCTTCTCTGATCTTAGTGTAATTTTTAGATTTCATACTTTCCATTAAAGATGTCAGTTGTTCGTCACTTGAACTTTCACCTATAACTAATGTACCAGAAACAGAAAACTTTTGGAGATTGTTCACGATCTTTCTCATATCAGGGAAATCTGTCTTTATGATATTTGCTATATCTTTTTTAGAAGACGTAATACCTTCATTATTCAATATCATTTCACTTCTTTTAAGAAAATCTCTCATCATCTGAGGCTTCTCATCATTTGTTGGATTGAAGTCAATTTCAACACATCTAGAACGTAGAGGTTCAACAAGTTTCTCTACATGATTAGTGTCAAAGATAAATCTAATATTTTTACTAAATTTTTCTATAACATTTTTCAACGAATTCATTGCTTGAACTGAAAACCCATCAGCTTCGTTGATGAAACATATTTTAGTTGGATTCTCAGAAGTTAGAGAAACTGTTGTACTAAATCTC